CCGTGTTGTGCCGTTGAGTCGCGGTGAGTCGCCAGCGATTGTGATTGAACCAACGGGTGACACGCCTCAATACAGTTTGAGACTTGACCGGCTGGACTGGAGTTTGGACGTTCGTGTCTCGATCATTGTTCGCTCTGCTGTGCCAGACAACGCGGCTGATCCGATCGTCGAAGACGTTCACAGCAAGATGATGAATGACCTGACGGCAGGTGGTTACGCGATCGATGTTGAGCCAGGTTCTGTGAGCTTTGAGCAGATCGATGCTGATCAACCAGCTGGCGTGATTGGGATGAACTTTGTTGTGAAATACCGGACGTTATTGACAGATCTCAGCTCTGGTTGACCTTGCTAAGATCGACTTAGGAAAACTGCCGGCGGAGTCATGCCCCTGCTGTCTAGAAAGCGGCTGATTCTGGCCGAAACTGAAACGACTTACGGGACCGATCCCACGCCAACTGAGTCGAGCAATGCGATTTTGGTTCGCAATGTTGAGGTGACACCTCTTGAGGTTGAGACGGTCAACCGTGAACTTGTGCGTCCTTTCCTGGGCCAAGCTGATCAGCTGTTGGCTTCTGAGCGTGTTCTGATCAACTTTGAGGTTGAGCTTGCAGGTTCTGGCACCGCTGGCACCGCTCCGGCTTATGGCCCTTTACTTGAGGCTTGCCGTTGCACTGAGACAGTGGTGGCTAGCACGAGTGTTACCTATGCACCAAACAGTGACGCCACGCCTTCATCGGTCACTATCTATTTCAACAACGATGGCGTTCTGCATAAGGCCACTGGTTGCCGTGGAACCTTCACGTTGAATTGTGAGGTGGGGCAGATTCCGTTCATCGCTTTTGAGATGACTGGCATCTATTCGGCTCCGTCTGACGTTGCCATCAGCGGTCCCACTTATTCCAACCAAGCGGCTCCGCTGGTATTTAAAAACGGCAACACTTCAAGCTTCTCAGTGTTCAGCTACAGCGGCGCCCTGCAGTCGTTGAGCTTTGAGCTGGCTAACGAGGTGATTTACCGTGAGCTGGTTGGCGGCACGAAAGGCGTTGAGATTACTGATCGCGCTCCGTCTGGAGAGTGCATGATTGAAGCCGTCACTATTGCAACTAAGGACTTTTTCACTGCAGCCACTGGCACTAGCACCGGAAACTTGACCTTCCAGCACGGCAGCAGTGCCGGCAACATTGCCACATTTACCGCTGCACAAATTGACCTCGGCGGTCCTTCTTATAGCGACGAGGATGGCATTCAGATGCTAACTTTGCCGTACATTGCCACGCCAACATCAGCGGGCAATAATGATTTCAGTTTGGCTTTCACCTAATGGCGCTTGTCCTTAAGGAGTCTGACTCTTTCAGCTGGCCTATCGTTTATCGCCAGCCTGTATCAGGAGGCCGGCGAGAGAAGCAAGAGTTTGAGGCAGAGTTTAAGCGTCTGCCTCAATCTCGCATCATCGAGATCCAGACACTCGCCAAGAAGCTCGCCAACGGTGATGCGGAGAATGCTGAGATCTCTGACGTCTCTATTGCAGATGAGGTTTTGGTTGGCTGGGAGGGCATTGTTGACAGTGAGGGCGAGCCGTTGCCGTTTACACGTCGCACTAAAGAACAGTTACTTGAGCTGCCAATGATGGCAGGCGCTCTCATCGAGGCGTATTTCACATCTCTTGTGGAGGAGAAGCGGGGAAACTGATTGGCGCCGCTAAGTATTGGGCTAGCGGCGTAGAGATCGACGACACAGCAGAAGATGCCAAGCTGTTTGGCTTGGAGATGCCAGAAACCAAGCGTGTTGAAGATTTCGAAGTGATTCCTGCGGCATGGCCTGTTATCTGCATGTTTTTGCGTGTGCAGACGCAGTGGCGTGTTAGTTCAGGCGCAATTGTGGGGCTCGACTACAGCGCAGTGCGTTGGGTGTTTGATTTGTATGAAGTCGAGCAGCCACGCGAGCTGCTAGATGATTTGCAGATCATCGAGGCTACAGTGGTTGAGACACTGAATCAGCGCGAGCAGTAGGCATGGCTTTCGACATGACGACCGCTCTGACCATCAGGGCCAACGTTGTTGGCCAGGGTCAAGTTGACAAGTTTGGGCAATCACTTGGCAACGTTAAAAAGAACTCAAATCAAGCCTCTACTGGACTCCGAAAGCTGGCACAGGCTGGAAACTCTCTGACTGGTGTTTTTGCTCGTATTGGTATTGCTGCCGCCGCTAGCAATTTTGTAAAAGCTGGTATTGAGGCAGATAGGACATCAAAAAGGCTCCAAAATCTCACGAAAGAGTACGGAGAAACCGCAAAGGTTGAGCAATTTGCTGCTGATATGGCTAACAGGTATGGCTTGTCTCAAGTGCAAGCCGCCAATGCAGTTACTGATTTGTTTGGACGTTTGAGGCCAATGAAGGTGTCTCTTAAGGACATTGAGACTGTGTTTATGGGCGTGAACACTGCAGCAGCAAAAATGAATCTGTCAACTGCTGAGACTGATGGCGTGATGTTGCAGCTCAGTCAAGCTTTGGGATCTGGCAAGCTGCAAGGGGATGAATTTAGAAGCATCATGGAGCAGTTGCCTGCCATTGGTCAGGCTGTTGCAGAAACAATGAAGACTGATGTTGCTGGCCTTAAGGAGCTAAGTAGCCAGGGCAAAATCACCACCGACGTAATCATTCAGGCTTTGCAAGGCTTGGCTAATCAGCAGGTTCCTGAAATTGATGCATACAAGCGTTTTCAGGCTGCATTGGCTGATTTGAGCATGACGATTGGCACGCAGCTGTTACCTGCTTTAACGCCATTTATCCAACTCGCAAATTCAATACTTGGAGTGTTCACTAGCCTCCCTGGCCCGTTGCAGTCGATTGTCGCAGGTGTTGTCGCTTTAGGTGCTGGCCTAGTTGTCATCGCGCCTGCCATCCCGGCGATTATTGGTGGCTTCAAAGCTCTTGCGGCTTTAAAGATAGGCGCGACATTAGCGGGTTTCGCTTCTGTGATTCCAACGATTGGAGCGGCTTTAAGCGGCCTGTTGCCAATCATTGCAGGCGTGTTCTCAGGTCCTGTTGGCTGGGCGGCGTTGCTTGTCGCAGCAGGGGCTGCAATTTTTGCATTTAGGGACCAAATAGGTGAATTCTTAGGCGGCCTGCTTCAACCGTTCACAGATGTTTTCAGTGCTATAGGTGCAGCCATGCGAGCACCGTTTGAAGCGATCGTTTCCATCATCAAAGGCATCATTAATAGCGTTCTTGGTTTTGTCGGCAAAGCTATCAATTCAGCCATTAACAAAATCAACTCTTTGATTCGAGGCGTTAACAACATTTCAAAAAACGTAGGCATTCCCGCCATTCCTACAATTCCAAACGTGTCTATTCCGCAGTTTGCTAAGGGCGGCATGGTCAACGGTGCACAGCTTGCAGTTGTTGGAGAGGCTGGCCCTGAGTACATCGTTCCTGCAGGCAAGGCTCAGGGATTCGCTAAAAACATTCTTGCTGGTGTTCGTGGTCCTGGGGCCATTCCTGCTTATGCCGAAGGCGGTTACGTTGGACCTGTGAACATCACAACAGGGCCAGTGATGCAGCAAGGCGGGACGAACTATGTGACCATGGCGCAGTTTGAAGCTGGCATCAAGGACGCCGCTAGTGCTGTTGCGCGCAATACTCGCAGCTATGGCGCACGTCGATTCACAGGGATTAGCTGATGAGCGGTAACCGTGGACAATCGCAGTTTCTGCGTATTTACACTTCAGGGGGCTCTGACCAGCACTTGTGGCAGAACTTCTATGTGAATCAAACGGTCACAGTCTCGTCTAAGTCTTATCGGTACTTCCCGTTTGTTTGGACTGGCGTTGCTGAAAGCTCTGCTATTGGTGAGCAGAGCGTTTCGCTGTCAATGCCTGCAACTGCGCTTGCACTTTCTGCATTTGAGGCTGCTTTTGCAAATAAGCACTTATGCGAACTTCAGGCTTTTGAGTTTGATGTGCGCCAAGGGGTGTCAGCCCCGCAGTCTGGTCAAACATTGATCGGAACGTTTTTGGGTTTTATCACCAGCATGGGCGGGTCATTTGTTGAGTTGTCTGTTGAGCTTGGGTCTAACATTGCTCCAGTTGGTGCACAGGTTCCGCCCAGGACAGCATCTAACCGGCTGATTGGAGTTCCGATTCAACCATGAGCATTCGCGTCGGAGAGCCTTTGTTCCTCTTGTCGGCACAGACCGGCATGAGCGTTAACCAGCTGCGCGCTATGGCGGCAGAAGGCAATCCGGAAGTTGAAAAGCCGCAAGAGGCGTTAAAGACTGGCGAGCCGATTCCGATCATTTTTTGCCGTCGCACTGATGCGAACAAAGGCGGCGTGATGATTCAGCCGAAGATGACTGAGGCAAGTTTTGCTAATCCGATTGTTAGGGAGGGATTTGTTTCAGGCGTAGCATCAGATCTCAGAGTATTCAATGTTATTAATCTCAAATATCGCTTTGTATTGGGCGAAGGCGACATGGACCAGTTGCAAATTAGAGACTGCTTCTATGGAAACTCTCGCCGTGGAACTTTTAATCAAGCTTACAATGCTGCTGCTGGCAGCTGGAACCCAGGTAATGCCATTGATGACCACATTGATTCCGTATTGTCACTTTCTACAGATAGTTCTGGCAACGAATTTTATGACATACCTTCTTCTAGTCAATTTATTACAGATCAATCAATCAGGGCTGGCAGCAGGGTGTATTACGGGGTTAGTCCTGGTGATGTCAGAATCCTTGAATATAAGGAAAGCTCGTTCCCTGCTTTTTGTGGCACTGGAGGAACATACAGCGGTTTGACCACCTTAAGTTTCGAGTACACAGTGCGCGACAGCAAGGCTGACAAGATTGAAAAAACCGTGAGTGTTTTTGTTAGAAACGGCATGAAAGTTACACGACTTGTGGATGGAACGGAGGGCAGCTCTGATAATTACGCCGATTTGGTCAAGCATCTGTTCGAAGCCAATGGCAGATTGGACTCTGACCTTATTGACACTTCGTCTCTAACGATCGCCGCCAACTTCACAAACGCAAACGGTTTCTTTTTCAACGGCAAACTAGGAAACAGCCAAAACTTGCTTGATTGGCTTCAGGAAACATCTGTTAATTTCTTGCTTCGTCTTTCTAACTCAGGCGGCAAGCTTGGTCTGTTGCCGCGATTGCCCTACAACACAGACCGCACAATCAATACCGACCAAGTTACTCCTGAGTTCACGTTTACTGAGGAGCACGTCCTGGATGAGGGCTTTGAGATTGAATACATCAGCCTTGAGGATCGTGAGCCCGTTTGTTTTGTCGTTCAGTGGAGGCAACAGGCTGATGCAGACTTTGGGTTAGTTCGCACTGTTCAAGTGCGGTATCAGAACGAGGCCGCGAATGGCCCGTTTGTGAGTATTGATATAAGCGACTACTGCACAAGCGAAGATCACGCGGTAAAGGTTGGGACATATCGCCTAGCTCAGCGCAAGTTTGTCACGCATCATTTGCGCCTCACTGTTCGTGAGCGCAGTTACAACAGCACGCTAGTTGTTGGCGATCTTGTGCGTGTCCGGTTGCGCCGTGAGACAAGCGAAGGGCAGGTGGAATATCACGACAAGATGTACGAGATCAACCGAATTGAGAAAACGTTTGAGAGCAGGATCGTTTACGACTTAACTCATTTTCCTATTGATTCGCAGGGGCGCAGCATTGTTGCTCGTGCTGTTGATGCTGCCTCTGGAGCCGGCAACATAATCGATGTTGGCAGGAGTACCTTTGATGGAGATGAGAACAGCAGCACTAACACATCACCGATTGGCACTAACAGCGGTGGCGGTGGCACTAAGCCGACTCAAAGCGACACTGAACAGGAAATTGAAGATGATGGCGAAGAAGATTCTTCTTATCCCGACAAGCCAAACAACCCGGCTGATCCTTTAGACGGTGGAGATGATCCTTCAGACAGTGGAACCGCTTGCCTGACGATTGGCGGTTACACCGGCACACCAACTGTTGGAGATACGCTGACGGCTTCATCAGCGCCGACAGGCGCAACCATTGAGTGGTTCAAGGAACCTCTCGCTGGAGGCAATCGAGTGTCTCTCGGGTCTGGCATTAATTTGGATTTGGAAATTACCGACGATATCGTTGCTGGAGGGGCAAGGATCATTGGGGTTTCAAGAGCTGCAGATCCCAGCTCTCCCGATGGATTGGGCCCTGTTTGCGAATCAGCCCTTATTGATCTTTTCGATGAGGTTTTGAATTGCCCTGGCGGTGGCGATTCAGGCGGCCAGGGTGGTTCGACGAAAGTCATCGACGTTGGCACCGCATTCCCGGCATCTTTCAACTTCAGATACACTGCCTTCGCAATTCAGGACCGCTTTATTATTTCTGGCGCAGCGACTTTAGATACAGGCTTCGTGAGTGGGACAAACGTAAACGTCACAGTGCAGAAAACCAGCGCGGATCGTTACATTACTGTGAGAGTTATAGCGCCACAGTCGGGCACCGCTTGGAATTATGACGTTGGATGCGCTAGCTAGTAATGGCTGATTTTCCCCAATTAATTCCAGCGACTAGGGCATACACGCCTGGGTCTTATGCAGTTCTAAGATCCAAAACTTTGTCTGGCAATGAAGTCTCTGTAAGGCGGACAAATTCTGCGACGAACTATCGACTGTCAATGACTTTTCTCAGCTCTAGCCTGACTGAGTCAAACAGTATTTTCAACCATTACGCATTGCAGAACAGGTTCCAGCCTTTTGATCTGCCCTCGTCAATAACTGACGGCGGTGGCTTTACCTTCCCGACTAATTATCAATGGATTTACGCTTTACCGCCTGAGGTTAGCTTCACCCCTGGCAGCGTTGAGGTAACTGTTGAGTTGGAACTAGTCGCCCCTTACGACATTTAATCATGTCAATCTTTCCGACGCTTTATCCAGATTCAATCTCATTCAGCCATGGATTGGCTCAGGTCAGCGAATACACTTCCTTTGGCGTTGGCCCAATCAGATTCAGGAACAGCAACTTTATTAATGGTCAACGCTTCACGCTTCAATATCAGAACATTCAGCAGTCTTCTGTTAATTTAATCAGAGAACACTACATACAAAACGGCGGAACCGCTGGTAGGTTTTTGGTGCCTACGGCCATCTTCGTCGCTGCGAACATTGTTGATGCTGACACTGGCTTTCGATATGTAGAGACGCCAACAGAGGAGCATTTTGGCCTTTATTTCAACGTTACGGTGACGCTAGAAGCTTTGCGTGGGCTTCATTTTCAGTTCATCCTCAATGGTGGGCCGGCGACATTGCCTGCAGAGGAGGCGGTCAGCAAGTTTGTTTTTGATGGCACTGCGCCATTCATTTTGAATGGATCCACAAGCGCCTTAGCTACACTAATTCTCAAAGCAGACTGAAAAATGGCCGCCACTGAGATCAAGGTTCAGATGCAGCAGCGGCGCGACACTGCCGCAGGCTGGACATCTGCAGGGACTGTTTTGCTGGCGGGTGAGCTGGGCTATGAGACCGATACAGGTTACGCGAAGTTAGGAGACGGCTCTACGGATTGGGCGTCGCTGGCCTATTTGCCGGCGGCGGGCAAGGCGAAAGACGGGACTGAGAGTGCCCCTGGTATTTCTTTTGCTTCTGATTCGGATACTGGTATTTATAGGCCAGGCCCTAATCAGTTTGGAATTGCGACAGCTGGAACCTCACGCATTGTTGTCAAAAGTGGAAAAGTTGGGGTCGGAACGACGTCGCCGGAGACGACTGCTCATGTTTTTGCAAATAACCCGATTCTTCGCATTCAGGACAGCAGCACTAGCGCTTCAGATGCATTTGCCGCCATTCAATTGGCAGAATCTGGTTCTAATGGAACGTTAGACAATTATTGGCAAATAGCACTTGAGGGCGACTCCAATTCATCTACAGACCACTTGACTTTTAAGGATCGCACTAGTGAGGTGATGAGAATTGATAGCTCGGGACGGTTGTTATCGAATACAACCACAGTTTTAGAAAGCTCCAGCGCTGCCAGGCTGCATATTGCTCATACTTCTGGTGCGTTGATAGCTCTCGGCAGAAATGATACTGCTGTGGCTGATGGCAATGATATGGGCAAAATTGCCTTTTATGGAAATGACAGTGGTACATATGAAAAGTGCGCTGAGATCAGATGTGAGGCACACGGATCGCACGGAACTGGTGATAAACCAGGTCGTCTTGTGTTTGCCACTACAGCTAACGATG